GATATAAGGAGAATTTTAATGGCAAAGACATTAATCTATGACGCGGCTTTGACTCGTAAGTACAAGGCCAATGCTGCTATGGCAGGAAAGAAAGTAACTTCTCACGGTGCGTATCGTGCGAAGCGTAAGCCAAACTCGCCTTTAATTAAACAAGCCGAGAGAACAAAAGCTGCCGCAATGTTCGGAAAAGACCCGGGATTCAAGTTTGAAATCTATGGCATCGAGGTACAGTGATGCACATGATTCGAGAATTTGTAGATGTAGGCAGGTACAAATACAAAGTATACGACTCAAGAGGCTCCTTAATTTTAGTAAGTGAAAATGCTAACATTGCTCAAATTTACTATGAAAGAGGAGAGGACGAAGAGCTGCAAAGGAGAAAATATGCTGAGCTACGAAGAAATGCTAAGAGTGGCGGATCGGGCGACTCAAACCCTGCTTAACCCCGATGGCCGCAAAATTACTTTTACAAATATTGAGGCCATTCGCACTGAGTTATGGCATAACTGGTGCTTCAATGTTGTTCAAATTGAACAAAGTATTGAGTCTATGAAACGCCAGGGTCTGATTATAGATTATTCAACAGAAATGGCAAACTGGTAGAGGTTACTAACATGAGGGAGAACTTTTCAATGAACGGTGGACACGACATAAAAGAAGTAGACCAAGTAGCTATTCAATTCTGTGCTAATGGAACAGTGCTTGAGTTTAGTGGAAGAATTGATGGCAACTACACAACTCGTAAAGAGCTGTACTTAGTAGGGGATGAAGCTGATTTGTTTGCTCGTATCGCTGATTTACAGGTGACACATCGTGGAACTTAAAAGCGGTGCAGAGAATATAGCGTGGCGTCTGCGTACTTTTTGTGTGTACGAAGCTGACGTAGAAAAGTTCTTGCCTAAACTGCATATGAACAATGATGGGTTGGTCCTGGAGTACAATGAGAAGGGCACTGGGTATAAAAGATTTGAAAAAATTTCAGGGGTGAGGAAAAAAAGTTCTTGACTTTCAGTCCAAAAACCATGTATAATATCTATTCAAATGGGGGAAGCCAAGGACGCCATGAGTGTTGCTACCCACTCGCGATGAGGCAGTAAAGATCCCGGTAAAAGTTCCATGCCTATCCGGAGCCCCAACCTTATTTTTGTAAGCCGTTATGCTTACAACCGAGCAATCGTTGACCTGTCTCTCCGACGGGAGAAGAAGGCATCGTTTGTAGTGCTAATGTGAGATGGCAAAGCACTTTAAAAAGTACCATCTTAGCTTTGTGCTACTGACAGCACTTTCCTTAGCCGAGGTTCTATATCGGCTCCCTCTACGCCGAAGGGTACAGTCGGTGTACGTTCAGAAGACGTATAGCTTCTGCCCAGTTACCAGTTAGTGCGATTTGTATTCTGGGTTACTAAAAACAAAAACGCGGTGAGGTTGTATTCGCGGTACGACTTCAGGTACGTGAGGAAGGTGGTGCGTATCATCTAAACTATAGGAGGAAGCCCTTTTTATTAGTGGTCTCTTATTGCAAAAAGGCGTCGAAACCCTTGACCATAACGAAAGGCATTATATAGCCTAGTGGCAGTTCGCGGCTCTAAACCTAACTGTAAAATCCCTGCATAGAAATATGTGGGGATTTTTTTGTGTGTCCTAAAAAAATTTACTTGACTTTTTTGTATATATGCTGTATAATATGTGTTCTATGGGAGAAATATATGAGTAACATTTTACAATTTCCAGAAGACCGCTGTGTAAAAGCTAAACTAGAACAAACACAAGCAGAGCTAGAAGAGCTATACAAGGCACAGGCTTTGTGCTATGAAACCCTGGAACAAGTCGACGCTAAGATCAATCAATATGAAAATTTGTACAATGACCAGTTTGGAACCTATGTTAAAGTACGAGGCATAGAAAATATTGAGATAGGCTTTCTAGACTATGTAAGTGACAACATTAAAATTAATATGGAAACTGGTGAGATTGAGTATATAATCTCATCTGAGGAAGATGAAAATGAGTAATTATTCGGATAGCGAAACAACTTATATGGTTCAGCTATATAAAGATAACCCCTGTGCAGAAACTGTAAGCATTCTGGTAGAACAACTACGAAGGAGTAAAAAGTCTATAATCGGAAAGTTATCACGCGAAGGTGTATATCGAAGAGAGGTATACATGTCGAAGACAGGAGAAAAGCCTATAACAAAAGTGGAGATTGTCTCAAGCATTGCTGAAAGTCTCGGTCTTGAAATGGGGGCATTACTGGGGCTAGACAAGAGTCCAAAAACGACTCTTAGGAATCTAGAGAAAGCTATAACGGGGTCGGAGCGGGGTTACGAAGATGATTAAACTAGTATTAATTGGGGGCTGGTGGACATATGTCACTATAACTGTACTCGATTACAAGCCACCACCTGATAATCTAACGGAATTAATGGCAATTTTTCTTTCATGGGCAGGTCTTGTATTATTTCCTTTGATCTTTACCCAATAAAAAAATTTGCGAATTGCACATAATTTTGGCAATGTGTTCGCAATTAAAAAATAAATTTATAGTCATTCAGTTTGTATGTTTTAGTTATTTAATTGTAGCACGGTCATATTTAATTATCATGACCGTAGCATACGTCACAATCAATACTTAATTGAACGACAGTAGTCATTAGAGATTAAGTTTCCCGAAATCAGTTTCATTTGGGTGTTACGATTAGGGGCCCGTCGCTTCGCTAGTTCCCCATCCCAATAACACCAATTCAAACGATTTCGTTCTAGTTAGTAAGAATCAGTGATTGACTTGATTGTCTATCAAATATGTGTTTATTTTACCACACTTTTTGGCACAAGGCAAATACTATTTTTGCCTTGGTGATCTTGAGAATGATCCCAGAGCTTTTAAGCAAACGAAAAAAAGTTTTATTTCTCTCTGTAACTACGGAAAACTACGGATTTAGTATGCTTTCTAGATCAGGAGCAAAGAACCCCGGGCCTTTCATTACCTTACCGCTTTCATTTTTGATTGGAGTGCCATCTTCACCGAGCTTACTCATGTTACTAGCATGTACCTCAGTAAAACACTCATCAAGGTCAATACCAAATGTATGACCAGCACCGTACACAACATAGAGAATGTCGGTGAGAGCATCTGCAATTTCCACCATGTCTTTGTTTGCAATCGCTTCCACAAGCTCATCTACTTCTTCTTGTATTAAATCTACCCGTAGTTCACGAGTGTTAAAATCCGGCCAGGTTGGTTGATCTTCTACATCTTGACCAAAGGCCTGCATGAAATCACCTACAAGCTCAAAATTTGTTCCGTTTAGGCTCACTGTCTCTTCTCCTTTTTCTAGCACGAGCAATACCAGCTTGTTTTGCTTTTCTCTTCTTTTCTGAAGGTTTTTCGTAGTATTCTCGTTGTTTATAGTCCCAAATGTGCTCAACACATTTTCTTTTAAAAACTCGCAATGCGGCCTCTACATTATTATTTCTTACTTTAACTGCAGGCACTAAATGTCCACCCTCTTTTTCGTAAATACGAAACTTGTTTACGAATCGAATTATATGTTCTTCCGGGGAGTATCTTTAAAAGCTCTTCTTCATCGCTTTTATAGTAATACTCTTTAAGTAGTACACGTTCTCGAATCGACCACGGTTTTTTGGAATAAGTTTTCATAGTTAGTATTATATGTGAAATTACATTGAATGTCAAGAAGTATTTTTCTTAGCACATAATTAAAAAAATTTCTTGACTTTTAATCTTTTTTTCAGTATAATATATGTTCTGAAAAGTATCGGAGAAATAAATGATGTTATCAGCTTACATTGTATTCGGGATCTGTATGGTCGGGTGCTCTGCTACTGCCTGGCACCTAGGAAGGCGTGTAGGTATAGAACACACTGTTTCTTTCCTTATAGAAAGTGGTACTCTTAAGATAGAGGACTCTAATGATTTGTTGAAGTAATAAACTGACGGTTGGACTCGGGTGCGAATCCCGACAGCTCCACCATAAGGAGTTTTATAATGCGTATACCAATGAAAGGTGGTGATGAGTTTGACGGACTTGATCGCAAAAGCAAAGGTTTTCTTAGATGGAGATCTGGAGAGCGAAAAGCACTCAAACGTAAGTACAATAAACGACGCAGAAAGACTTTTTATGACGGGGCTGATACAGACTCGACAGGCGTACAGTAGACTTATGGAGAATCCGTGCGGAAGCTACGTTAACGCAACAAACTTAATAAATGCCAATGATGACGTTTATACACTTGCAGCCTAATTAGGTGTGCGGGGTCCGAGGAGCCTGGCAACAGAAATCCTCATGTTAACCAAAGGAGGTTATATGCGAAAGATTATAGCAGGGTTGGCACTTCTCGGCCTCTCGGCCGGAATCAGTGCAGAAACTGTAATCAACTATGACGATGGATCGACGTATACACTCACGGACGAGCAAGAAATTTACATCAGCACTCCACGCAGTGCGTTGTTTAAGCGACAATTGATGAAAAACAAGGATACCTTTTTTAGGGTTCAAAAGCCTTGGACTTCAAGAGACTACGTTCCACAACCGCAAGATCCTTTTGCTGTAGGTAGTCACGGTTGGTGCCAAGTATACGTTCCTTGGAGCGAGGGCTATACATTTAATATGCAGGCTTTCCAACGTTTCTGTGATACTGATAATGATGGAAAATACGGATGTGGCGACGATATGTTCGACTCATCTGAAGACGGAGGAGTTTGCGCTCCTTAAATCCCGGGGCTGCGGCCCCTTTCTAAACCGGGTATCGAAAGAACCCAAGCGTACCGAAAGGACGCACTTCATAAAAGGAGAACTTTATGACTAATGCTAAACTAGCAGTGGCAGACCTACATAAATTTATGTTAGGTTTTGACCGAATGTTCAATGACACCAGTGTTTTTGCCCCCACACTCGATGGTGGGTATCCTCGATTCAATATTCTACGTGTAGGCGAGCAAGGCTTTCGAGTCGAATTAGCTGTGCCTGGCTGGAATAAAGATGATCTTGAGATTAGCCTTCATAAGGGCTTGTTGACAGTATCGGGCACTGTAAAGCAGGTAGAATCTAGCAACGAAGCTTATGTTTACAAAGGCTTAAGTGGTAAGTGCTTCTCACGCACATTCGGCGTAAGTGAGCACGTAAAACTAGATAGAGCTTACATGGAACGCGGACTGCTATGTATTGATTTACATGAAGAAATCCCTAATGAACTGCAACCAATAAAGGTTACAATTTCATAAGGATAAGTATGAATCATCTCAAAATTGAGTGTTGTGGAGAGTGTTTTCTCTGCCTTTGGGCAGCTACAGTAATAACAATGGCTCTCTCACCACTAGTAGTATAATATTATGCGGGGTTTCGACCCCGCCTTTTCAAGGATAAATAATGAATTATTATAATCAAGAAACTCATCCAGATCAAATGTACTATTTGAATCAACAATCAGAAGAATATTTAGCAGAAATAATCCCTGCTTTAGCTGAAGTTGTAAGACGAGCGGTTGCTATCTCTGATATCGAGCTGCAAGTAATTCATGGAAAAAGAACAGCAAATCAACAAGAAGAGTTTTTTAGGAAGGGAGTAACTCAAGGTGCTCACAGTGCTCATTTATATGGTGCTGCAGTAGATATTGTACCCGTAATTGAGGGAAGAATGTGCTTTGAAATTGAGTGCTACGATGAAGTAGCTATGTCAATGAAATTTGCTGCACAAGATTTAAATACACCTATTCGTTGGGGTGGAGCATGGCATTGCTCAAATTTATGTGAGTATGACGGTATGATAGAGGATTTACAAACTTGGTATATTGAAAAATGTGTAGAAAACGGTACACGTATTCACCTAGATCTTCCACATTTTGAGCTAGCAATAGCGTAATGAAATTTCCTACGGAACAAGCAACAGTATCCTTAGCCTTTGTACTAATTTTAGTATCAATGGTCACTTGCACTCCAAAGGAAAGACAATGTAGTGTTGTTCATGAGAGTGCCTCTCACCTTCAAAAATGCGAGATATGGTAATGGAATTAGTAGGAATATTTTGTATAATGATGCTTCCAATGATAGCAGGAGGCTTTACATTTGTAGTATCTCAAAAAGCAGTGGAAAACAAACTTTGACACAACAGGACGCAGTATTTTTATTATTTTTTATTGGCGCTATATTTATAGCAGGAGGGATGTGGTATGGAGATAAGACTGACAAAGCATCTAAGAGACACAAATAAAGGGTACTTTGAACATTTGTTAGGAGCCTGGAAAGTAGCATTTATATTGCTTGTGCACGGGGTTCTACCAAATGTATGGGAAGATAAAGCGAGCGATTTACTTTTACATGAACTAATAAAAGTAGGTGCTCCAAGGAAATAGTTTATGTATTCAGAAAAGGTATTAGATCATTATGAAAATCCCAGGAATGTCGGAAAACTTGACAAAGATGCTCCAGATGTCGGAACGGGCCTCACAGGTGCTCCAGCATGTGGAGACGTCATGCAACTTCAAATCCGAGTATCGACCGACGGAATTATTGAAGATGCTAAATTCAAAACTTACGGATGCGGCAGTGCTATTGCTTCTTCATCACTACTCACAGAATGGGTTAGAGGAAAGTCCCTTGACGAAGCGGGAAAGATCAGCAATGTCCAAATTGCTCAAGAATTATCACTTCCGCCAGTAAAAATACATTGTAGTGTACTAGCTGAAGACGCAATCAAAGCCGCAATCACGGACTATAGGAGCAAACATTGAATATTGATAAACTTTATGAAGAAATTAAATCAGACGAAGGAGAAATTCTTGAAATTTATAAAGACCACTTGGGCTACCATACTTTTGGTATTGGACACTTGGTCACAGAACAAGATGAAGAGTTTGGAGAGCCAACCGGCACTCCCATTACAGCAGAGCGATCAAGAGAGTGTTTTGATAGAGACATTCAGATTGCCATTAAGGACTGCGAACAACTGTACGGACAGTGGCACAATTGGCCAGAAGAGGTTCAATTAATTCTAGTAAACATGGCATTTAATTTAGGTGGCCCACGTTTAGGAAGATTTATGAACATGAAGAATATGCTGTCTCAAGGCAAGTGGAAAGAAGCCGCTGTCGAAGGCCGAGACTCTTTGTGGTACAAACAAGTTACGAACCGAGCCGAAAGATTAATGACCCGACTAGAAAATGTTACTTGACTCTTATTCCTAGTTAGTGTATAATATATGCTAACTGGAGGTAGTATGAATCTTTTTTATCTTGACGAAGACTTTGACGACAACGCAGAAGCGCATGTTGACAAGCACATTGTAAAAATGCCCTTGGAAGTAGCCCAGATATGTTGCACTTGTATCTGGATTGATCTAGTCTTGGGCTTTGTTCCTCGCGCTCTTACTAAAGAGGAAACGGCGATTCTGAATGAAGCGAAAGCTCCCGAAAAGCCACTCAAGCCAGAAGAGCGTACCGTTACACCTTACCTACCGATGATGTACAATCACCCTTGCACTATTTGGGCACGTAGCTCACTTGATAACTATGAGTGGACTCACTGCTATGGTAATGCTCTTGGAGAAGAATATCGTTACCGATATGGAAAACAACACAAATCAGTCACAGTCATTAATGAGCTACCCGACCCTATCAAAATGGAAAGACTTGGATTTACCACTTTCGGATTGGCAATGCCAGACGTGCTCAAAGACTATGACAATCCTATACAGTCTTATCGTGACTACTATCATCTCGATAAGGCTACTTTCGCCAGTTGGACTGGGAGATCTGCCCCCGCATGGTGGGATGATTCTCTCGCAGATTACGAGACAAGGATCACGAGAAAATAAATGAAAAATAAAAAAAGCTACAATCACCTTAAACTGGTAGCTTCTCGCTCCGGCTTATCAAAAGTAGATGAGCAGTACTTAGAGTTAGAAAAGCAACAAGAAGAAATCGAAGAACAAGCAAGATTAATTGCTGAAATGTATGGAGAACCAGACGAAGAATGAAAAAACTAGGCTTTTGGGTGTATGACACCTATAATTTCTTTTTCAGTCTCAAAGCAAACCCTTTACGACATATACCAAATGCGTTTACACAGTACATACTGATGTTTTATCTGTCGGTTATGTGGACTGTCGTATTTACGTTTTGGACTGGGTATAGTATTTATTTTGGTATCGGCAGTGTCGGAGGGCACTTATTAGTAATTAGTGCATTTTTTATTACCGCCCTTACTTTTCAAGATGCAGAAAAAAATGGTCATTTATGGGTACAGCGAGCTAAGCCTACCCCAGTAGAAAACAGGAGAGGTGTGTGGGACCTGGAGAAAGAGGGGTGAGTACTTTTGATATTGTGGAAGTATTTTATGCACAAAACGAAAGAGTGTATAGAGTAGTAGAAAAAAGACCAGATGGACAAATACAGGACGTGGCACGACTTACTAGCAGAGAGAAAGCTCAATACTATGTAAATGCGCGCACACAACAACCACAAATAGAACCGGAGGTATAACTATGGGAGTAACTCTTGGAAAGTGGAATTCTAAGTTGTTAAATGTAGACCACCCACCCCACTATAAAGCACACCCTAGTGGGGTCGAGTGTATTCAAATCACAGAGCACATGAGTTTCTGTTTAGGAAATGCAATAAAGTATATTTGGAGAGCCGGACTAAAAACTGATGATCCTGTGCATGATTTAAGTAAAGCAGTATGGTATATAAATAGGGAGATAACAAAAATTGAGAAGAATCAAGAAAAAAGAGTCAGAGAACTTGTCCGATACGAATATACAGAAAGTGATCGATCTTCTGAGTGGCAGCAGTCCTATAACCAAGAAGGAAGCCTGCAATATCCTGAATATAGCATACAATACAACACGGCTCCAGAGAATCATAGATGACTTTGAAGAGACGCAAGCATATCGTTCAAAAAGAAAAAGCCAGAACAAAGGCAGGGCGGCCACAAAAGAAGAGGTGGCAGATGCGGTTACTCGATTCCTGTCTGGCGATACAATTTCAGAAATCGCAGCGGGGTTGTACAGATCATCAGGATTTGTCAAAGCCATTATCGAACGTACAGGAGTCCCCCAGAAAGGAGAGGGGCTCTATGATTACTTGCCGGATGAATGCGTTGCAGAAAATTTTGCTAATGGAGAGATAGTATGGTCGGCTAAATATCATGGCCCAGCCATAATTAAGCAGGAACTATCAGTACACTATCAAGCAGAGCTCGCAGGCTATAAAGATGTAAACTATGAAAAGAAGTACGCTAGTAAGGCGTACAATATTTGGGTGATTGAAAAAATAGATGATGATTACAGTGAGAGATGGACTACTGCGCAAGGTGGGGGCTTCACTGCAACACAGCTTGCCTATGATTTAGGGAAACTCATTCACCTCGAAAAGTACGGCGTAGACTTATCACATATCTAAAAAAATTTCTTGACTTTTATTTCTAATACAAGTATAATATGTATATAAATTGATAGGAGACTTATAAATGGAATTTTTAGTAGGATGGTTCTTGTTCTGCACTGTTGCCGCAATGACTGTAGTTTATGTCGGAATGGTAAAAGAACTTTAATGGGCCATAGGTTTTATCAACAACAGCTAACGGCCACAGGAAACTGTCCTGGGGCTACTATTTCACAACAAAGAAGGAAAAGAAAAATGGCATGGGACGATGAAAAGAAAGCAGCGGTTATTGAAGCATACGAGGCCGCTGACCCCACCCCCGAAAACAGCATGGAGATTGTTAAAGATATTGCAGAGGAGCACGAAGAATCCCCTAACGGTGTTCGCATGATTCTTACCAAAGCAGGCGTATATGTAAAGAAAGCCCCCGCTTCTGGTGGCAGCAAAGCTTCCGCGAGTGGTGGTAGTGGCGGTGGGCGAGTATCAAAAGCTGCTGCTATTGAAAGTTTGTCTGCTGTAATCTCTGATGCGGGTCAAGAAGTTGACCAAGAGATCCTTGATAAGCTAACTGGCAAAGCAGCTCAATATTTTGCTGGTGTTATCGGTAACGTAGCCTCTAACTAAATAGAATTTAGATTCAACCACTCTCGATAAGGGAGTGGTTTTTTGCTGTAAAAATAAAACACCTTAGACGCTGGACAGTAAAAAATTTTACTAACCTGCTACCTAAGGAGTAGATGTGAAAAAAGAAGAATTAGCAGACTTCGTAAAAAATTATGGCGATGCTGTAATAACCTATAGAAGTGAAAATAGCCATAAGTTAAAATACAATGTTTGCACGTTGGATTTTACTACGCCTTACATTCAGGGGAAAAAGAATAGGGCAAAAGAAACCTCCGAAACACTACTTATGTTTTGTTGGGATACTGACTCTTTTCGACTTTTAAAGCCGCTTAATGTAACAAGTGTAGTTCCCTTATCTTCTGTTCTTAAAAACGGAGATTAATATGGAACTGTACGCGTCGCCCGAAGTATATGAAAAAGTTGTGCACTATGATGAAGATAAAGAAGTTCAAATACGATTAACAGTAAGTGCTTTTCGTGGTATAGAATATTTACATCTTCGTAAATACTTTCTAAGCTTTGATGAAGAGTGGTGCCCTACTCCTGACGGGATTGCCTTCCCTATAGATTTCAATAATACTAGAGAGCTTTTCTGTGGCTTAGTAGAAATACTGAGCCTGGCTGAGAGTAAAGAAATTATAGAAGAGCATTTTTCTGATCTCCTTCAGGACATTTATACAAAATAGTTCTTGACTTTTCTTTCTTCTTTCTGTATAATATATGGTCTGAGTGAGGAAATATATGAAAGATTTTTTTGAAAAATGTGAAGCCGCGTATTTCTCTGGCTACCCGATAATCTCGGACGAAGAGTATGACGCGCTTGTAGCAAAGTGGAATCATCAAGCGGTGGGGCATATCGTTACAGACGGTGTACCTCATTTGTACAAGATGTATTCTCTACAAAAATATTTTGAATTAGCTGACGCCCCCGATACTACGGAATACGTTTGTACTCCCAAGTTGGATGGGGCGGCTGTGTCTCTACTATATGTAAGTGGACACTTTGCACTTGGATTGACACGAGGCGACGGTAATCTAGGCCGAGATATTACCTTAAAACTAGAAGAGCTGGTGCCCTTGACTATTCCTATGGAAGGTCAGGTGCAGATTACTGGTGAAATAGTTATGCCTTCGTCCGTCACTAATGCTCGCAATGTTGCAGCGGGGTTGTTAAACCTCAAAGACCTTCAAGAGTTTCGGGATAGATCCCGGGATTTGGTTTTTGTTGCATACGATCTTCAGTATGAGAGTGACTACTCAGACTATAAAGCAGCAATGAAAGCATTGGCCCATGAAAGTTTCAATGTCGTGACAGACTTCGACGCTACTAACTATCCTACGGATGGCTTAGTATATCGCCTGCGCGATCAAAGAGCTTTTAGAAAAATGGGACATACAGCCCACCACCCTCGTGGCTCTTTTGCTCTCAAAGAGCAGAAGGAGGGTAGTATTACAGAATTACTCGATGTTGTGTGGCAAGTAGGTAAGTCGGGCGTAGTCAGTCCTGTTGCTATACTTGATCCAGTCGAAGTAGAAGGAGCCGTTGTGGGCAGGGCTACTCTACACAATATCGAGTACATTCGCTCTTTAGACCTGGAAATTGGCTGCAAAGTAGAAGTAATACGTAGTGGGGACATTATTCCGCGAATCGTTCGCAGAGTAGACATCCCAAAAAATAGTTCTTGACTTTTACCTCAGTTTTTCGTATAATATATTCTACATTTTCGGAGAAGTTTAAATGCTAAGAGAGATCGTACCGCCCACGGAATGTCCGTCTTGTGGTGGCACGCTTACTGCGCTCAATAATTTGTTCTACTGTCACAGTAGTAACTGTTCAGCACAGAAGCAAAAGAAGATCGAGCATTTTGCAAAGACTCTGAAAATTAAAGGGCTTGGCCCTTCAACAATAGAGAAGTTAGAGATAGATGATTTTGATCAAGTTTATCTATATGATAAAGTACTACTAACTGAAAAGCTGGGCGAAAAGCTTGGTAAAAAGTTACATGCAGAGATTCAAAACTCTGCTTCGGCTCCTCTTGATTTGGTATTACCTGCTTTTGGTATTCCACTGATCGGAAAAACGGCAACGAAGAAGCTGTCTGAGACTGTTACCTCAATTACTGAAATTACTACAGACACTTGTGAGCGTGCCGGATTAGGTCCAAAAGCAACTGAGAATTTATGTAACTGGTTAAATAAAGAGTTCTATTGTTTCTATGATGGCGTCCTGCCTTTTGATATGAAATTTTTACGCTCAGCCATTCTGCCTACCCATTTTGATCGGGGTGTAGTCTGTATTAGTGGTAAGCTAAAAAGTTTTAAAACTAAAGCTGATGCAGGCGCCAGGCTAACTACTCTTGGTTATAAAGTAAAAACGAGTCTAACCAAAGATGTAACGATTCTCGTTAATGAAAGTGGTATTGAATCAGCAAAAACTAAACAGGCCAGAGAATCTGGCGTTGAAATAATTACGGATTTACAATCCTATTTGGAGAAAAAATATGGCACTTCCTAAGTGGACTGATGAGCGCACCGAGGCGCTTACAAATTTTGTCGGAGGCGAAAGCCCCGTCTCACAAACAACTGTTGCAGAAGCAGCAGACCAACTTGATACCTCTGCTCGTTCCGTTTCTAGCAAACTGCGAAAAATGGGTTTCGAAGTAGAATTAGCTTCTGCTGCTGCAGGCAAATCTTTTAGCGAAGAGCAAGAAGCTACCCTTTCAGCCTTTGTTACTTCTAACTCTGGAGAGTACACTTATGCTCAAATTTCTGAGCATTTCGAAGGCGGAGCATTCTCTGCTAAATCTATTCAGGGCAAGATTCTGAGTATGGAGCTGACTGACCATGTTAAACCTGCTCCTAAAGTAGAAAGTGTTCGCACTTACACTCCAGAGCAAGAGTCTACGTTTATTGAAATGGTAAACAATGGGGCGTTCGTTGAAGCTATTGCAGAAGCTCTTGGCCGATCTGTCAATAGCATTCGTGGCAAAGCTTTGAGCCTCCTGCGCTCTGGCGATATTGCTGCTATTCCCCGTCAAGAAACTACAAAAGGTTCAACTAATGCCGATCCTCTTGCAGATGTAGACGTTGCTTCTATGACTGTAGAAGCAATTGCCGAAGCTATTGGCAAGACTGCTCGTGGTGTTAAGACCATGTTGACTCGTCGTGGTTTGACTGCTGCCGACTATGACGGTGCGGCCAAAGCTGCCAAGAGCCAGTAATTTTTTAAGTTCTGAGCGGCTGGCTCTTTCGGGAGCCAGCTTTCTCATGTTCGGGGGAACAGATTGAATATTTCTAGTGCTTTGATAAAGCAGTGTGTTACTGTGGGAGACTTTGAAACGTGGAGTTATCTACGCAAAGAGTATCTTCCAAATGAGTATCACCTAATTTATGAGGCAATTGATACTCATTGTGAAAAATTTCACCAGTTTCCCTCATTCGATGATCTCAAATTAAGTATACGGCACCCCGCCACTAAAGACAAAGTGTACGCACTAGAGTCTATAGAGGTGGATATTGAGCCCCCTACTTTATTAGAGTATCTAAAAAATGAATATGCTCAGAAGGAGATACTCAACTCTCTTGATAAGTATATTGATAATTCTGTATTATTTGCAAGTGCCGATGAGTCTGTGCAAGAGCTACATCAAATAGTTCTTGATATAGAGGATAAAGTTGATCTTGAAGTTCCCCAAGAAAGTATGCAGCGTATACATCTTATGGAGCCTGAAGAGGAGTTATCTAAACATATCGGCCTGGGCTTGAATGGTTTATATGATGAAAATATCACATTCAGCCCTAGAGACCTTATACTCGTAGGAGGTAAGCGAGGCTCGGGTAAATCTATTACCTGTGCTAATGTTGCAAATAATATTTTTCAATCTGGCCGTTCAGCTATTTATTTTACTATTGAAATGGATAGTCGAGCAATATTGCAACGATGTTGTTCGATCGCTACCAGTATTCCCTTCTCCCGTATCCGCAATGGAAATTTAACAAATGTAGAGTGGGAAAAAGTAGCGGGGTGGCAAGCAGCTCGTTTTGTAAACGGGCAAGAACGCCTTATAGAATATAAAAATAGCACGGCACGAGACTACAATGAGTTTCATAAAAAATTGACCACCGAGCATGAGCTTCTCCCGACTCAACAGCTCGATGTTATTTATGATCCTAGTCTAACTATTGCCAAAATACGAGCAGAATTAGATAAAAAAGTTGATAGAATCGGAGCTTCAGTTATTATAGTAGACTATATTAACCAGGTTAAACGTTCCCACCTTCCCTCTAGGGGAGGCCAGTACGACTGGACGGAACAGATTGAAGTTAGTAAAGCATTAAAATCAATGGCACAAGAGTATGAATGTGCTGTGTTTTCTCCCTATCAAACTGATGCGACGGGCGAAGCCCGATTTGCAAAGGGTATATTAGATGCGGCAGATGCAGCTTATTCGTTAGAAACTTGGGACCAAGAAGATAAGTGTATAACTTTTAACTGTGTAAAGATGCGTTCTTATAGTATGAAGTCTTTTTCTTCTACTATGGATTGGGAGACTTTAAAGATTGGTCCAGAGACTACTTTAACTCCTAAAGAACGTGATGAATCTTCACACAAATCGGATGAAGAAATTCACGACCTCTGATAAAAATAATGCTTGACACTCCCGTCGATTTCGTGTATAATATATGCTTAATCACGGGAGTTTTTTACTTATGGGGATGATTTATGGATCGCTACGCTATGATGTCGCGGGAAGAAAGAAGCGTAATTATGCACGAAAAACTAAGGCTAGCACGAGAGGGAGTATTCATGTCTCTCAACGAGTTAATTATCGCAGGAGTGAGCCTGAGTACCCCTCAGCTCCCGAAACAGCTGGAGTTGCCGCTAGAGTGGAACCGCCACGTTACACCGGAACCCTTGTTAAGGGTATTGGAACCATGCATAAATCCAATGCAGTCCCAGTTATCAATGAAGAAGAGATGAGAGATTTAGCTAGGATGAGAAGATAATGCATGATGCGATTATGGAACATTGGAATACTAGAGATACCTGCCCGAACTGTGGAGAAACTTTAGAGGGGGATGGGTATAGTAATGGGAATCCTATACGATGCCCTAACGCTTTAGAGGAGGACTGGTGGTACTCTGAGCCTGACAGCGGGCCTTGGTTTTGTAGTATAGATGACGACTATGATGAGCCTAGCGAAATGGACGAGTGGGCTTCTTTTGATCCGGACTGTTAAATGAATGTAGAAGATTTACTTAACAAAAAAAGTATAGTCTTTACCCCTAAAGGCAGAGACTACGTTATTAGGTGCTTAAATCCTGAGCACGACGATAGAAACCCTAGCATGAGAATAGATCAAGTAACTGGTGTATTTAATTGTTTTTCTTGTGGGTATAAGGGCACTGTCTTTGCACACTTCGGGCATAGAGCCGACAGAATGGAGATGCGAAGACAGATGTTAAAGAAAAAGATAAAACAAGTACGAGAGAGCAGTGTCGGCGTAGAATTGCCTATAGATGCCACGTCTTACATTGGAAATTGGAGAAATATACGTCCAGAAACCTACAAAAAGTTTGGGGCGTTTCTAAGTGCCGCAAAAGACTTTAGTGGTAGATTATGCTTTCCTATACATGATAGAACAGGAAAAGTAGTTGCCATACAAGCGCGCACTCAAACAAATCAAATACCAAAGTATTATAATGCTCCTGCAGGGGCAAAAATGCCTTTGTTTCCTACAGTTGAGCCTATACAAAGCACTGTGATAATGGTTGAAGGAATTTTTGATGTTCTTAATCTGCACGATAAGGGACTTACAAATGCGTTGTGCTGTTTTGGGGTGCGTAACTTTAATGAGCAAAAAGCAGAAATGCTCTCCGTCCAAGGAGTTACAAATATAGATATATTTTTGGACAATGATGAAGCAGGACAGACAGGAGCAAGAAAAGTACAAGAGATATGTGAGGAAATTGGCCTTACCACCCGCATTATTAGTATTGGAGATAAATTTTTAGATGCAGGCGCACTATCTCAACAACAAGTAGACAAGCTACGGAGTAAATTATATGCCTAAGGTTGCATTAGTAGAAACCAAACCAAGCAAAACAAATTTCACTAGAGAGTTTGAAGGAGCGTTTGAATTTGATCAATACCAACTTTGCTCAGACCCTAGTATCAAAAAAGTTTTAAAACGAGACTGTGATATAGACATGGATCCAGATAAGTATGACTGGGTTGTTCTCGTAGGCTCAGATGCCTTAAAATACTTTACTAAAATCAATTCTGTTACAGAATATTCAGGTAAAAAGGTAGAAGAAAAGTTTTTACCAGTGATTAATCCTGCCATGCTCACATTTAAGCCTGAAGCAAAACGGACTTGGGAAGAGTCTAAAAATAATATTATAAAGTACATCTCTGGAGAAATTGAAGATGTAGTAATTAACGAAGAGATTGCTTTCGGTATACAAGATACGGAGGAGGCAAATGAATTTATCAAGGCTGCCATCAAAGATCCATGTGGATATGTGGCTCTCGATTCTGAGACAACTGGGCTATATCCTAGAGATGGTTATATGCTGGGGATTAGTCTTAGTTATAATGGTAAGTGTGGGGCTTATATTGATACCGACTGCTTTGATTACCGCACTGAAGCACTTTTACAGCAATTATTTGATAAAAAGATAGTAGTGTTTCATAATGCTAAGTTTGACATGGCATTTTTTGAGTATCATTTTAATTTCAAGTTCCCCCAGTTTGAAGATACCATGCTCTTACACTATTTAATTGATGAAAACCCTGGAGGACATGGACTAAAACAGCTATCTTTAAAGTATACTCCCTATGGGGACTATGAGAAGCCTATGTATGATTGGATTGATCGATATAGGAAAGAGACTGGAGTATTAAAAGCAGACTTCCAATGGTCTTCAATTCCTTTTGATACCATGAAAACATATGCAGCAATGGATGCAGTATGTACCTTTTTATTGTATGAAAAGTTTATTAAAATAAAACAAAACAAAAAACTTTTAAATGTTTATGATAATATTTTGATTCCAGGCACTAGATTTTTAACGGATATTCAGGATAACGGTGTGCCTTTTGATAGAGAAAGGCTGTACGTAGCACAAAACGCTATGCAGACAGACATAGATATTGCTATAAATACTCTGTATGAAAATGACAAGATAAGACGATTTGAGGAGTTAAATGGAAAAACTTTTAATCCAAATAGCACTGTGCAGCTGCGTACTTTATTATTTGACCATTTGGGGCTTAAACCGACTGGAAAGAAAACAGGCACGGGTGCAGACTCTACTGATGCGGAAGTGCTCAAGGAACTCTCACTTCAGAGCGATGTACCGCAACTCATCTTGGATATACGACAAAAATCTAAAATCAAGAATACTTATCTTGACAAAATCATACCTCAGCTGGACAGAGACTCTCGTCTTCGTACTGGGTTTAACCTCCATAGTACCACTAGTGGTCGTCTTAGTTCTAGTGGTAAACTTAATATGCAGCAACTTCCTAGGGATAATCCTACTGTAAAAGGTTGTATCAAAGCAGCTCCAGGGCATAAGATTGTTGCAATGGATTTAACCACTGCAGAAGTATATGTAGCCGCCGTATTGGCGAATGATAAAGCACTTATGGAAGTATTTAGTTCTGGAGGAAATTTTCACAGTACTATTGCACATAAAGTTTTTAGGCTCCCCTGCGCTGTTGAGGATGTAGCAGAATTATACTCTGATAGACGACAGGCAGCAAAAGCTGTTACTTTTGGTATTATGTACGGTGCTGGTCCGGCAAAAATTAGTGAGCAAGTAACTAAGGATAGTGGAAAATACTTTTCTAAGCATGAAGCTACAGAAGTTATTAATGAATACTTTGAAGCATTTCATAAATTAAAATCTTGGATTGAAGACAGGCAGAAGTTTATTGAACAAAATGGGTTTGTTTATAGCTTCTTTGGAAGAAAAAGGAGATTACCCAATGTCGAAAGCTCAGATAAGGGCATCAAGAGTCATAGCATTCGCTCTGGTCTTAACTTTCTGGTACAGTCTACTGCTAGTGACATTAACCTTCTTGGAGCAATAGACATGGGCAACTTTATTAAAAGTCAAAAATTAAATTCGAGAATTTTTGCATTAGTTCATGACTCAATTCTAGCGGAAGTTCCAGAAAAAGAAATTAAATACTATTGTCAGATGCTGCAAAAGTTTGTACAAAAAGATAGGGGAGTATATATCCCCGGGTCTCCAATAGGATGTGACTTTGAGGTTGGAGAAGATTACTCAATGGGTAAGTTCACAAAATTATATGATAGTACAATATAAAGGTATTAACAAAATAAAATTTCCTGTATATGAGTTATCTAATGGAAATTGGTCAAAGCAAGACGGGCTACTGTTTTTAGACGGCGAAATACTGGACGATAAAAATCAAGCGGGAGATACGCTTGGGTTAAGAAGGCTACAAACGCCCCATAAAAATATTAAGTCTCTAAAAGCCCAAATAGATACTTTTAGGGGCATAGTAAAGTCTAGTCATAGACACTTTATTGATACTAATGGCACACCTTTTGTTTATGAAAAAACAGAGTTTTGTAAGCTAAAATACTATAGAATAAAAAATATAGTTCAAAAGGACACCTGTTCTTTACTTAAGTTAGATAAAGTAAAAAATGCTTTTGTTATACCCAGGCCCCCGCATATTGATATGACGTATGCAGGAGTTTTACATTACAATGGACTTCCATGGATTTTGTATGATTACGCAGAAAATAAACTTAAAGACACAAGAAGAAAAGTATGAAAGCAGTCCTTAGTAATCGTATTTATATGGATGCGAGCTTAGAGCTTCGAGAGAAGTTATCTAAAGAATTAACATACAAAATTGCCCCACATAATCCTAACGATCCTCCGATCATTATTAAGAATCTGCAGCGGGTGCGCGAAAATCTGGTATCCATACCAATCGGACGAGAGGACTTAATACCAAATGAGTATGAAATTGTTGACAAAAGGATTACTGTGCCTGTTGATTTTCCTTCTTTTCAATATGTACTACGCGAGTCTCAACAGGCAGTATACGATGAACTCGACAACAGCAGTATTATCAACGCGTGGGTAAGTTGGGGAAAGACATTTACAGGGCTGGCAATTGCTGGAAAATTAGGACAAAAAACATTAGTTATTACACACACTGTGTCACTACGAAATCAGTGGGCAAAAGAGGTTGAAAAAGTATATGGCATCACCCCAGGAATTATTGGGTCTGGTAATTTCAATACCGATTCTTGTATTGTGGTTGGTAATACCCAGACACTCTACCGTAATATTAATAAAATCCGAAAAGAATTCGGAACAGTTATATTGGACGAAATGCACCACGTATCTTCACCAACGTTTGCAAAAATTATTGACACTAACCATGCGAGATATAAAATCGGACTCAGTGGCACAATCGAGCGAAAAGACGGAAAACATGTAGTCTTTCGAGATTACTTTGGGAATAAACTATTTCAGCCTCCCAAAGAAAATTTTATGACTCCAAGTATTGCTATCTATCGCTCGGAAGTGCGCTTTATGGATGGTGCAAATATTCCATGGGCCAATCGAGTAAACAATCTAGCAAATAATGAAGAGTATGTTCACAGTGTTTCCCTGCTTGCAGCGACTTATGCCGCACGGGGACACAAAGTTTTAGTTGTATCAGATAGAGTGCATTTTCTCAAAACTTGTGCACAATTAGTAGGAGAAAAAGCAATTTGTGTAACGGGAGAGGTTCCCCATGAAGAGCGCGAAAGCCTCATTGACGAGATAAATTATGGAGATAAAGAAATACTTTTTGGTACTCAAGCGATATTTAGTGAAGGAATTTCAGTCAATTCCCTCTCTGTGCTTATACTCGGTACCCCTATCAACAACGAACCGCTTCTTACCCAACTTATCGGAAGAGTCATCAGAGAGCAAGAAGGAAAGCTCTCCCCAATAGTTGTTGACATACACTTAAAAGGAAAGACTGCTACTAGACAAGCCTCTAATCGTATGGGCTACTATATGAAACAAGGGTACACTATAAAAGAGCTATAGCGTACAAAAATAATTCTTGACATGAGTTCCAATTTAATGTATAATAGTATATTCTTATATGATTGGCAAAAGATCTATGAAAAAAGTGGGGGCGATGCTTCCTCTATTTTTGTTATCTTTAAAATGATAGTAAATAATGAAGTGCCTAGAAATAGGTTCGATAAAACATATAAATTTAATAATCTACGTTTTATTGGGGAGTCATTTCTTGTGCATCCCGATGTACTTCTGTATAACTCATATAAGTATAGTCATGTCGAGGTAGCCCAGTATCTCGCTTTGGCTTCCTTACGTCCACTTTCGGACTACTTAACAACTGGGAAAACTAGTCTAGATCGTAATTTACTCGATATAGACATATCATTTTTTGAAGACAATAGGCTACTTAGTATTCAAGAAGACGAAATTATTTTTGAGTATGAAGAAGTCCCACAGGAGAAAACACAATGGCATTAAACTTTAATGAAGCCGCAGGCGGCGCAAAAAAATCATCAATCACTTCCTTTTCTTACCGTGATGGCGAGAATGAAGTAAGACTTGTAGGCGATGTTCTTGCACGTTATGTATACTGGCTTGAAGGGAAAAACGGTAAAAACATTCCATTTGAGTGTTTATCATTTGATCGTAATGAGGAACGATTCAACAATAAAGAAAAAGACTGGGTTCGTGAGTACTACCCCGATTTAAAGTGTGGCTGGAGCTACGCTATGCAGTGCCTAGACCAAGGTCAGGTAAAAATTATTAATCTCAAAAAGAAGTTGTTTGAAGCTATTCTACAGGCGGCACAAGACGGTCTAGGAGACCCGACTGATCCAGAGATGGGCTGGGATGTTAAGTTCAAGCGCGTAAAAACTGGACCGCTACCTTACAACGTAGAGTATCAACTTCAAGTATTGAAGTGTAAGCAGCGTGCATTGAGCGAAGATGAAATGGCTGCAATCTCAGATCTAAAGTCTATGGATGACGTAATGCCTAGGCCTACTCCAGATGCTCAGAAGAGTCTTCTTGACGAAATTCGAGTAGAAGCTTCCGGAGACATGGACGAAGAGCTAGAAGCTGAGTTTAAGATGTCATGATTTTATTTACGGCAGACTGGCATCTAAAGCTAGGTCAAAAAAATGTGCCCCGAGAGTGGGCACTAAACCGCTATACAATGTTTTTCGAGCAAATTCACAGTCTTGAAAAACAATGTAATATGCATATTATAGGCGGAGATCTTTTTGACCGTCTGCCGACTATGGAAGAGTTGGAGCTGTACTTCTCGTTTATTCGGAAAGTGCAGATTCCAACTCTTATCTATGATGGCAACCACGAAGCTACAAAGAAAAATAAAACATTTTTTACTCAACTAAAACAAGTTAGTAGAGATATTAACCCTTTAGTAAAAATAGTGGATATTTCATATCATGATTCCGATTTTGGTTTTGGTGTTCTTCCTTACGCCGACTTACATAGAAAAGAAAGCATTGAAAAATTTATACAAACAGAACCATTGTTTACTCATGTACGAGGAGAAATACCGCCCCACGTCAGGCCAGAGGTGGACTTAGACAGATTTCAGGATTTTCCTATCGTATTTGCAGGCGACTTACACGCACATAGTAACACACAAAAAAATATTGTATATCCTGGATCTCCTATGACTACTTCATTTCATAGAACTGAAGTTAAGACTGGGTATTTACTTATAAATCCTGAAAACTGGGAATGGATATGGGAACCTTTTGAGCTTCCTCAACTTATTAGAAAAACAGCTATTAATCCAAATGAGATGGTGCCTACAGACTATCATCATACTATCTATGAGATAGAGGGAGACATGCAAGAACTCGCAAATGTAAAAAATAGTGAGCTGTTAGACAAGAAAGTAATAAAACGAAGCTCTGAAGCAACTTTAGTTATAGATAAAGATATGACTATACAAGATGAGCTTGTAGAGTACTTGACCTATATTCTGGAAATACCAGTTGCCAGAATACCTAACATAATGAGCATATTTAATGATTACGCTACAAAAATTGAAATGGAGTAATTGTTTTAGTTATGGGGAAAACAACGAGCTAAATCTAGAAGAAAATATAGTAACTCAACTTGTTGGCACTAACGGGATGGGGAAGTCCTCCATCCCGTTAATTATAGAAGAAGCCCTATTTAACAAAAACTCCAAAGGAATTAAAAAAGCAGATATTCCGAATCGTTATAATAATGCGGGATATCACATTCACTTAGAGTTTACCAAGGATAGCAAACACTATGACGTCATTATTGATCGTAAGTCTAGTATTAAGCTTCGTCTTTTGGAAGATGGAGAAGATATTAGTTCTCATACAGCGACCAATACATATAAGACACTCCAAGCTATTATTGGAATCGATTTCAAAACCTTCTCTCAGTTGGTGTACCAAAATACAAATAGTAGTTTGCAGTTTCTTACTGCAACGGATACGAACCGCAAGAAGTTTCTTATTGATCTTCTCCACTTAGAGAAATATGTAGAGCTATTTGAAGTCTTTAAGGGCGAGTCAAAAACACATTACTACAATTTAACACGCATAGAATCTCAGATAGCAACTGTAGAAAAATGGTTGAATGATAATAAATTGAGTGATACATCCATACTGCCTCTAGAAAATCTTATAATCGAGACGGAAGAAGATGATAAGGAAGCCGCCAGGCTTACGATGGAAATTAAAAATATTTCCGAAAAAAATAAAAAAATTCAAGAGAATAATACTTATAAAAATCTGTTGAGTTCGATTGATATAGAGTCTGCAAGAAACTGTTCTATAAAAGAAAAAGTATCTTATGATGAACTTCAATCAGAGCTAGGAAATCTCAACGGGGTCGTAACGGGGTCGAAGAAACTTTTAGATAAGCTAAATAAATTAGGAGACACTTGCCCCACCTGTGAGCAATCAGTGAACTCAGATTTTAAACAAGAGCTAATTTTAAATGAATCTATGAAAATTGCGGAGGCAGAAGGTAAACAAGATGAGCTTAAAACAAGAATACAAAAAATTAGACAAAACAATGAACTTTACTCCGACTCTCAAAAAACTCAACAAGAATGGCAAGAAATTTTTCGAAGCATTGACGTCCACTTGCCAGCGAGTTTATTGGACAAAGAAGAACTTGATAAGAGTTTGTCGGACGTCCGTAAAAAACTTAATGAAGCGCAAAAAAGATTAAACGAAGTAGCTAGAAAAAACGAACAAATAACAAAAAGAAATACACGAATTCAAGTAATCCTGGAGCAAACTGAAGAATTTCAACAACAGTTGGAAGAGGGGCGTATCGCTCTTGAGAAAGAGCAAGAAATTGCAGGAAATCTCGAGGTGTTAAAGAAAGCATTTAGCACGAACGGATTAATCGCCTATAAGATCGAAAATCTAGTAAAAGAACTTGAAGAACTTACAAACTACTATCTTGCAGAATTATCTGACGGTAGATTCACTTTAGAATTTGTTGTTACAAATGATAAATTAAATGTACAAATTACCGACAATGGTAGCATAGTAGATATTCTTGCGCTGTCTAGCGGAGAGCTGGCAAGAGTAAATACAGCTACACTGATTGCTATTCGAAAGCTAATGAGTAGTATATCAAAGTCGAGAATCAATGTGCTTTTTTTAGATGAAGTAATCAATGTACTTGATGATGCAGGAAGGGAGAAGATGGTAGAAGTTTTACTTAAAGAAGATTTAAACACATATGTAGTAAGTCATGGGTGGACCCATCCCCTACTAGAAAAAATAGAAGTGGTTAAGTCAGGAAATATATCGAGGTTAGAATGAGCAAAGAAGAAATGACACTTACAACAGGGCATCTCATGCTAGAGAATATGAAAGAATATTTATTCGGAAAGTGTAAATATCATGAAACAAATGTTAAAGTTTATTTTTTAAATCCTGTAGGTATAGGAGAGCACTCAGATATCGTAGGCGCTATTGAAACGGAGCTAGAAAAGCTCGCAGAGTACAAAGAAAAGTTAGATGTACTTAGACAAATAGAGAGGAGCTTGTGGTAGATAGTAGAGCAAAAGGTGCTCGCGGTGAATATCTAGTTAGAGATTTATTAAGAGAACATACCAATCTTCAGTTTGAAAGGGTCCCAAACTCTGGAGCGCTTGAGTATTTAAAAGGAGATATATATGTTCCTCACGAAAAAAATAAATACTGTATTGAAGTAAAAAATTATTCTGAGTCTCCTCTTACAGATAAAATTTTTACGGCCCCAAAAACAAATAATCTTATTCGATGGTGGAACAAACTTAAGCAACAAGCTGAGCAGGGGAAGCAAGAGCCTTTATTATTTTTTAAGTATAATCGTTCTCCAATATTTGTAGTTACAGATACTCCTCCCGAGGAAACAAAAGAGTATATGTTTATATGTTTTTTACAGTGTTTTGTATTACTTGCAGATGAATGGTTAGAGCGTGAAAAACCGGAGTTTTTATAAATGTCATTTAAGTTCCAAGATAGAATATCAGATAAAAAAACAACTTTGGTAGTAGATGCACTAAATCTTGCATTTCGATGGAAACATCAAGGGAGAACAGACTTTAGGTATGACTATCAGAAAACAGTGCAGTCTCTTGCAGCTTCGTACCAATGTACTGAAATAATTATTACATCAGACTGGGGTTCTTCTTCTTACAGAAAAGAGCTGTACCCTGAGTACAAACAAAATCGTAAAGAAAAGTTTGCAGAACAAAGTGAGGAAGACAGAATTGCTTTCGAAGAATTTTTCGAAGAGTTTGAGGCAAGTCTTGAAGTATTGTCAGCAGATTATCCAATACTTCGATATAAAGGAGTAGAGGCAGATGATATTGCAGCACACCTTATAAAACATAAAAATAAATATGAGCTAGAAGATGTTTGGTTAGTATCAAGCGATAGAGACTGGGATTTACTTATTCAAGAAGATGTAAGTAGGTTTTCTTATGTAACGAGGAAGGAAGTCACGTTAGAAAACTGGAAAGACCACTACGATGTTGGACCGGAACAATATATTTCTTTGAAGTGTTTAACTGGAGATAAAGGCGATAATGTCCCGGGAATACCTGGCATAGGCCCAAAACGAGCACAAGAACTATTACAACAATTTGGAAATGCATTTAATGTATATGAAGCAGTACCGATTGATAGTAAGTATAAGTATATACAAACTCTTAATGCAAATGCAGATCAAATTTTAATAAATTATGAGCTAATGGATTTAATAACTTTTTGCGATGACGCAATAGGCCAAGCTAATATAGCTAACATTGAGAGTATAATAAATGAATATAGACATTGATTTTCGTAGAGATCGTTATCTTTCACAATTTAGTATAAAAACATTACAGGATAGATACTTAGTAGATGGAGAAGGCTCTCCGCAACAAGCATTTGCACGGGCAGCAAAGGCATTTGCAGATAATGAGGAACATGCCCAGCGATTGTATGATTATGCTAGTAAACTCTGGTTTATGTTCTCCACCCCTATCCTTAGTAATGGAGGAACTAAACGCGGATTACCTATATCTTGCTTTCTTAATTATGTGGACGATAGTAGAACCGGCATTACCGATCATTATACAGAAAATGCATTTCTTAGCTCAGTTGGGGGAGGCGTTGGAGGCTATTGGGGAGATATACGTTCAGTAGGCTCGAAAACCAGTAACGGATCTGAGTCTACGGGTGTTATACCTTTTCTTAAAGTTGTAGATGCAGAAATGCTTGCATTTTCTCAGGGTGTAACAAGAAGAGGCAGCTATGCATCATACTTGCCCATGTCTCACCCAGAGATTGAAGAGTACTTGGATATGCGAAAGCCGACTGGAGGTGATATTAATCGCAAGTCTACTAATTTGCACCATGGTGTTATTATTCCTGACACTTTTATGGAGCTTATAGAAAGGGCTACAAAAGAAGAAGGGT